TTCATAGAATAATTGTCACCATTTACTCTACGTAGATAGTTGTAGTTCAATGCTGCACGAACGTGACCGGGCATGTTTGCTCGACCAGTTTTACTGTTAGCTTCTAAGTCACCATAATAAGTTAGTTTGTTTACTGATTTAGGAGAACCTTTAGTCCAAGAGTCTTGTGCCGACATTATGCGTTTAAAGTCTTTAATTGCATCAATAACATCCTCACGGACTTTACCCTGCTGAATAACCATGCTCAATACATTCATCAAGAACTCCTGAACATATTTAGGAGTGTCAGCACGTTTTAGATCAAGACCCATAGCTTTGATATCGCCTAGTTGACCATCTTTATCTTTACGTTTTCCTTCTTTATCAAAGATATTGATAGCATAACGTTTCTTTGTAATAAAGATAGCACGATCACCAATCAGTTCACGACCTGCTTTAATGATTTCACCATTTTTTCTAGGAGCGTGAAATGCACGTTCTAAAAATGCCGGGAAACTACTGTTCGCTTCTTCTGCAATGGCGTCATAGACTTGAATACAAACATCTTTGTTCCACTCCATGTCACCTTTATCAATCTGTTCTTTGAAGATTGGATAAGCACTGAAATAACAACTGTCGGTATCACCATATACAATTGAAGGACCAGTGTGAGTATATTCTCCTGCAACAACTAAGTTGATTTGGCTCATCATGTGTTTCACAATCTGACGCCCACTTAATGTAACACTCTGACCTATGCGCTTATCGTAGAAACGACAGTGTTCATTCAATAGTGCGCCATATGCAGAGTTCAATAAAATCTTACGAACAAGTTGTCGCTTGTCGTAATATTCATACATATCAGTACCATATGCTTCTTTTGCTTGCTTCTGAATAGATTTACGTTCAGTATACCAACGAGTCAATAGTCCGGGAATCACACCCTCTTTCTCATATGTAAAGATTGTACCGTTAGCACTAAGCATCCAAGGCTTATGACTATCAAACACCATCTTCCATATTTCAGCGGCAGACATTTCTACACTACGACCATCTTCATAGTCAACAGTTAAGATAGTACCACGTTCTTGGTTCATGATTGCTGTGTACTCTAAAGCACCAAACAATCCTTCCCATAATATTGCACCTTCAACTGCATCGTCGCCTTCTTTATAGCGTTTCTTTTCCATTGCAAGTTCAAGGCCCTTATCCTTCATGTATTTGTCAGTGAGGGTTTGCCTGACTTGGGCGATGATTGTTTCTGGTGCCATGTTAAGGGCACGAATAGTCGAGGGATAGAGACTGTTGATATCGACTGCTCCGACCCATTCGTGTATTCCTCTTTTGGGCGTAGCAACATAGGCACCTGCCGCTTGCTGTTCTTCATTTCGTGATTCCTTTCGCTTTTTATCAGGGACAACCAATCCACGTTCATGTGCTTCATTCATAATTGCCATTTCAATCATAGCAACAGAACCCATGACAGTGGGTAACAACACAGTATTTTCATGTGCTAGTGCATTAGCAAGATCCAAGAACTTTAATTTGTTATGAATCTTAACCAATAGCATAGTATCTTGTCTATTGTACTCTAAGAACTTTTGCCAGTCCTTGTTATACAATTGGTCAAGAGTACCTTCATACTGTGTTTTGTTTTCACCGACTTCCATTTCACCAATGAAGTCAAGTTTGTAACTGTGACGACTTTCATAGTTGTACTTTTTATACAACTGCAAATAGTCCATGTGAATTCGACCAATCAAGTCATAAGTTGTTTCAACTTTACCGAATCGTTCATATTCTCTAGCTTTAGGAAGTTGACCAAGCAAACAGAATTTACGTGTGTCATCTTTACTCATAACACGTGTAACACGATTGACCATGTAGGGTATATCATAGCCTTCTGAGTTCCAACCAGTCAACACATCAGCATCTTCAATGAGTTGAAAGAATGTATCAAACATTTCTTTCTCGTTATTAAAGATAATGGTATTTTCAAAACGACCCACAATTTCTTGTGCCGTTTCAGGCGTCATATGTTTAGGTGGAATGCACAATGTTACAAGTGTGTCTTGCCAGTCCAGATACATCGAGATTGCTGTAACTGGATTGAAAGGGTCACTAGTGGGACTAAATCCTTTATCAGGATCAAAGTCTACTTCAATGTCAAAGAAACATGTGTGTAGTTTTGGTGGTTCAACTTTTAGATAATTTTCACTGAGACAACGGAATACAGCGTTAACATCACTCTCGTAAAGTTTTTTACCCGAATGAATCCTACGCTCTTTTTCAAACTCACTGCGTTTACGTGTGCTGAAACGACTTACTGGTTCGTTAAAGATGCTACGGTGCTTACCCTTTGGGTCAGTGTAATAAAAAGTATAATTAGCAGGATATTCTTTATAGTGACGCTTTTGATCTGGTCCGCGTTCAACTACAAAGATTCTATCACTATCTCTATCGTGGATAGCGTCTACATAACTCATGTGTTAATAACCATCCTTATAAGTGCAACAGTGTCAATTGTAACAAGTAGTAAGTAATTAGCAAGCATACCGGAACTCTTGCGAGTCCATGCTGCCCAAGCAAATATACCACATTGTAAAATAAACAATGGATATAAAATCAAAAATGGGGGAGTGGGGACTGTAAGCATCATTGTAAAACTACATCCAATGCTTAACGCCCATGCTAATATTTCAAGGAAACAACGTAATGGATTACTTTTCCAATCCTCTTTGATCCATGTAATTATGCCTGAGAATACTTCATTCACAGAGTCTTACCTACTGTTTCAAGAATTGTATTCAATTCATCATGGTCTTTGTTAGTTTGACCAAGACTTGCCTTGTGAGCAATCTTAATTGCTTTCTTTAATGTAGAAGCCTTGATTTCCAATTCTTCTGCGACTGCTTTGATTGTGTCATTGAGTCCACCTTGAAGTGTATCAATTTCATGTAGTGTTGCCATACCCTCATTAACTAGTTGTGTTAATTTGATTTTGGCTTCGTTATTAAACGTGCGATTATAGTCTGACATAGGTTCTCCTTAAGTAATAAGTATATATGAATTACTGACGCTTTTCAACTATTTTTTTCACCAAAGTATGTAAACCTGGGTTAACGTGCAACGCTTGTGGCATTAATACGTTGCGTACATAGTTACGCATATATTTGGTATCTTGATTGGAACTGTCTTCGATCCAAGGTACTTCGTGACGCAAGCACCAAGATTTAAATTCGTCCTTGCGTGTGGTTAGAAATGGTCTAAGTACGTTATTGCGAATCATGGGAATGACTTTGGGTGTACCGTGTAAACTAGACCAGATGAATGTTTCTACGCAATCATCCAAATGATGGCAAGTAATGACTGGACCCAAATCTTTTAGAAAGTCATAGCGTTCTCTGCGCCAATATTCTTCTTGGGATTCTGTATTACATTTTTCACTGCGACAAGTTCCATACATCATGGGGATATGATTTTCTGTGCAGTAGTTGGCAACGAATTTGAATGCTTCGTAACCATGCTCAGTTCCATGATTAAAGTACGCAATGGTTACATCGTGCTTTCGTTTCAGAAAATCAACGACAGCCATACTGTCCACACCACCGCTACATGCGATAGTAACTTGTTTGGGTAATGGAACTAATAGTTTAAGCATTATGCTAGTATAGCACAACGTTAAAATTATTGAAAGATGTGATGGTTCTTTTCGCCGTATATTTTGATATATTTGCCCGCAAGCATATCTGCCATAGCTTCAATTGGGCTACCCGGATAGCTATCACCTGGCTCAATCATACCCAACTCGTCTTGTCTAACATGTACTAATTCATGGAACACTGTTCTAAGTATATCTACTAAATTACGGTTTTTAGCATATACCCAAACTTCATGTGTGCCCATGTGATGACTGCCAGTGTGATGGTTATCCTGTGCTTCTTTAGTATCTTGGCTCAGTATAATTTTGGGAATAGTCTTGAGTTTTAGTCTTTTGGCAGTCCATTGCACGAAATTATCGACTTCATTTTCTAAATCACATTCAACTGTATCAGTTTCATCTAATTTACTTTTAATCCAATCAGTCGGTGTAGTACTGTATTTTCGGTGAAATAAATCTTCAAGTGCTTTGTGAGATAACTTGTGTTTGTAGGCAACCCTGCGAACCAATCTATCGATGGTCGTAATATCGTGTTTTTTTAAAGAAGGCAAACGCTTTCTTAATTCTACTTCTGGGCTTTCTTTTAACTCGTTGAATCTCATAGCTATGTATTTATCAATTACACCAACTCTGTTTAGCTTCGCCAAAGTACTCACGTGCATAACCATTTTGTATCAACATACTACGAAGGCTTTGCCCGTTCAAAATGATGTCACCTAGTACTCGTCCGCCGAACTTGTCCCAATCATACAATACTACTTGTCTTTTCTGACTAGACGCAACTGCATCTTTAGTAAACTTACTTGCAGCCTGTCCCCTAGCATCTTCTTGGGGGCATTTTGCTCTGAATCCTTTTTCTGGAGTATCAACCCCGTAAACTCTTACTGCTAATTCTTGTTTAAGTGGTGGTGGTAAAAAAGGTGCTGCTATCACAACTGTATCACCATCATTTACACGAATAATTTGTGCATCGTATGTTACACCCTGAGGTTGCTTTTGTGCAAAAGCAGTTACTGCTAACATTGCTACTATCGTTGTTATTATTTTTTTCATTATTACTCCAAAATTAAATGCTCACTTTAGATTTCACGGTAGCGAATCGTTACATCAAGCCAGCAGCCGGCTACACCACGGTAACGAGTACCGGTCCTAAGGTGTGTTTCGTAATTTCAATAGTCCAAATACTCTGAACAATTGAATATAAATATATCCCATGTCTAATTCAAACCAACGCTTACTTAATCTAGGGTTTGCAGGATCTAAGTGATGGTTATTGTGAAGTTCTTCGCCACCAATAATAATACCAATAGGACTAATATTCCTACTATAGTCTTTTGTATTTCCATTTCTGTATCCCCACCAGTGTCCTATACCATTGACAACTCCTGCTGCCCAGAAAGGAATCCATATCATTTGAACTCCCCATATCACAAGTCCCCATGGTCCAAAAAGAATAAGGTCTATTGCCAACATTAATAAAATACCATAATGATTGTATGGTGTATATAATTTTCTTTCGATCCAGTCGTTAGGTGTTCCTTTACCATAACTGATTACCATGCTTGCATCTTTTCCTGCTCTATAATAATATGAAACACCTTTAAACAGTATGTTCCATATTCCATATATATGAGGGCTATGTGGATCTCCCGCTAAATCACAGTCTTTGTGATGTTTTCTGTGTATAGCTACCCATTGCTTAGTAACCATGCCTGTTGTTAACCACAACCAGAAACGCATGAAATGACTTAGTATAGGATTAAATATCAGACCTTTGTGTGCCTGACCTCTATGTAAAAATACTGTTACACAAATAATAGTAATGTGTGT